CATGGGTTTCCTATTAAAGGTACGTGATCCTAATAAGGTTGGTGCATACCCACTGCGTGGTGTCATTATGAATACCTGGGATATGGCACCAGCCAATGTGCTGAAGAACAAAGAGCTGAGTGAATTGGTTGCTGTATTGGGACTGGATATCAATAACCCAGACAGTGTTGATGAAATGACATATCGACGCATTGCAACCCTCACCGATGCTGACCATGATGGTATTGGTCACATCAGTCCATTACTGATTGCATTCTTCTACAAATTCTGGCCTCGACTGTTGCACGAAAGACGTGTCATGATTACTCGTACTCCTATTATGATATCGTCAAAGAAAGATCAAGTCAAGTGGTTCTATAACTATGAAGACGCCTCTCAGTTTAAGACCAAAAATGCTGATTGGAAACATCGGTACATCAAAGGACTGGGTTCGTTAACTGAAGACGAATACAGTGAAATTATTAATAAGCCTGTTTACGATACAGTGTCAGTTGATGACGCTTCAATATTCCAAATGATGTTTGGTAATGATTCTGCACCCCGAAAGGAGTTTATGTTTAATGGTTGATTTGACTACATTTGCAAGTGATTCAGCGATGACTGATTACCCAATCTCGGCAGTTGCCAAGAATGAATGGCTGTCCTTTGCAAAATACACGGTAGAGGCTCGAGCAATACCCAATATGATTGACGGGATGAAACCTGTGCAAAGGTTCTATCTCTATTCGTCAATTCTCAACTCCAAGCGAGATTACAAGAAGGTCTCGGCCGTATCTGGTATTATTTCTGATTACGGCTACAACCATGGTGAGACCTCAGCAGCCGGTGCTGGTCAATTGATGGCAGCAAATTGGAATAACAACATCTGTCTTATTGAGGGCCGAGGATCGTTTGGTACTCGACTGGTACAGGAGGCTGGTGCTGCTCGATATGTCTATACTCGACTCCACGAGAACTTTGATCGTTATGTGACTGACCTTGCATTGTCACCAAAGCATGAAGATCCCGAACACGAACCCCCTGCGTTCTATCTACCCACGATCCCACTGGTCTTGGCAAATGGAACCAAAGGTATTGCTACTGGATTTGCCACAAATATCTTACCTCGTGATCCTGCTGATCTTCTGCGTAAGTGTGAAGAGTACATCACCAAGGACAAGGTATCCCGACAGCCCAAAATCAAATTCCCAGAGTTCTCGGGTGATGTAAAGGCTGATCCAGAGTCACCCAATAAGTGGATTGCATACGGCACTTACGAGAAGACGTCAAAAACCATGATGACCATCACTGAGGTCCCCTATGGTTTCGACAGAGAGGCTTACGTCAAGGTTCTTGACAAACTCGAGGAAGAGGGTGACATCGTTGGCTATGACGATCTCTGTGATAAGAATGGTTTTCGCTTTGAAGTGAAATTAAAACAGGTTACCTCTGCCAAATGGAATGACGCAAAGATCATTTCTAAATTCAAGTTGGGCAAATCATTCGTTGAGAATCTGACTGTAATCGATTTCAATGGTCGCCTTCGTGAATATGATGACGCAAGAGAACTGATCAAAGATTTCTGTGATTATCGGTTGGGTATTCTTCAAAAGAGAATTGAGCTTGAACAAGAAAGTGCTCGAGAACTCGGTGGTTGGTTGAATGTAAAGATGCAATTTATCGAAGCAGTGCTCGACGACAAGATTATCTTTAAGAACAAAAAGAAGGCTGCAGTGGCCAAACAAATTCTTGATGTCACCGATGCTACGAAGGATCAGGTCGATCGTCTGCTACGTATAAATATCATGAGCCTTACTGACGAGATGGTCAAAGAACTGAAGAAAGAAATTGGTCAGGCTCAAAAAGACTATAAATTCTGGAGTAGAGAGACTCCACAGAATCAGTTTATTTCTGACCTAAACGAATTACGGAATCAAAAATGATTACTAATTACCTATCACCGGCCTCATTCACAATATCTATTGAACGATTGCCGAACGTCGAGTTCTTCACTCAGACTCTTACAATACCAGATATCGCAAGTTCTCCAGTCGAGGTCGCGAACCCACTAAAGGCACTATACGCCACCGGTGATCGATTGACATATGGTGATCTGGATCTGAGCTTTGTGATTGATGAAGATATGCAAAACTATCTCGAGGTTTTAGGTTGGATGGAAGGTCTTGGAACTCCAGACTCGACAGACCAATTCAAGGCTGTCAAGTCTTCGCAGGCAGGTTTGGTAAGTGATATTCGTGTATTGATTCTGAATAGCCATAAAAATCCTAATAAGGAATTCGTCTTTACCAATGCCTTCCCCACAAGTATGAGCTCTGTTGATCTTGACATTACACAGACTGATATTACATATCCCAAAGTCAGTGTGACATTCAGGTATGATGATTTTAAGGTCAATACAATTTCTGGTTGACAAACAGCTTCAAACCTGATATAATCCTTTATTATGAATCCAGTGATACTTTTCAAACACTTTGATGAACATTTCGTCAACAAAATTTTGACTCTGGCAGAGAGTGCAAATTATTATAAAGGGCATGTCCAAATTGAACATGGTCAGCCCACTCGATATATGCCCGATGCACGTCAAGTTGATTGTTACGATATTGATGATCAGTCGTTGAGAGATACGCTGTTTGAATTAGCTCAAGAACACAATGATGGTATGGATATCACCCATACCGGCGAAGTGGTTCTTCTACGATACAGACCAGGTGGGAAGTTTGTCTGGCACTCTGATATACTGGAGGGTGATCCTCAAAGAAAATTGACCTTGGTGGTTCAATTATCCGAACCAGATACCTACGAAGGTGGTCAGTTGAACATTAAAAAATGTAGCACAGTGCCATTTACACATTCAGGCTCTGTGGTGATATTCCCATCTAATATAAGTCATAGGGTGACACCAGTTACTGAAGGTGTCCGATATTCACTGATCACGTGGATTTATGGACCCTCGCGAGAACTGGACAAAGATTGGCACTAGGAGTTTAGCATGAGTACTGAAGATATAAGTGAAATGTGGTCACAAGATGCACCCATTGATGAAACTGATTTGGTTTCAGAGAGTCGTAAGATTCCTAAATTGCACAGCAAATATTATAACATGTATTTCAAGGAAGTGTTACGCATTAAGAAGCTCAAGGCAGAATACAAAGAGCTTGAGCATGATAAGAGAGAATACTATGATGGTTCTATGGCTGAAGAGGATCTAAGAGAGCGTGGTTGGAGACCTTATCAGAAAAAGGTTCTTCGTAATGATCTCGACAAATACATTCAGGCTGACAAAGATATTATCAACCACAGCCTCAAAATTGATTATCATACAGCCCGGGCTTCTTTCTACGAAGACATTATTAAAATGATTCACTCTCGTAATTTCATTATTAAGAATATGCTGGACGTGATGAAATTCCAGTCTGGTGACTATTAATGAAGTTAGAAACCAAACGATTGCACAAAGAGACATTGACACAGGTATGTACTGGCATCATCATTAACTACCCACTCAATCTTTTAATGCTCTATACCTTTATAGAGCTTTGGCAAATTCTCGACCCCGTAAGAATTAGTATTATGACAACCATTGGGTTTACCCTAATAGCATATGTCCGAATCTTTCTGCTCAGATCCTATTTCTCAAAGAAATATAAATAGGTAAAACGGCAATGAAAGGTTTATCTAAATCATGGGTGACGTGGTCAACGTCGAATATATCAACTCGGTTCACATGAAGGTTACAGCTGATCCAGGTATTCGACAAGAAATCTCCGAATATTTCTCATTCAAACCGGATGGGTGGCAATTCAATCCAAAGGTAAAGGCACGTGTCTGGGATGGTACAATCCGTTTGTATCAACCGATGCGACCTACTCTTTTCGTTGGGCTCTTTCCAAAACTCAAAGAATTTTGTGAGGCGAGAGATTATCATTTAAATGTGCCCGACGAGATTGGGCTGGATGAGGACTTCGATGAAGATTATGTTTCTGAGCTCGCTAAAGAAATCAACTGTAAGTTTGTACCGAGAGATTACCAATCACAATATGTACTTAACGCATTGCGTAAACGCCGATCTCTATCTTTATCACCGACATCATCTGGTAAGTCTTTAATCATTTATTTGATACAGCAACACTATTACCAGACATTTGGTCATCGTACCTTGATCATTGTGCCCACGATCTCTCTGGTACATCAGATGGCCGGTGACTTTATGGACTATGGCTGTGACGAGAGTCTCATCTATCGTATACAAGGTGGTGTTGATAAGAATACAAAATCACCCATAGTAGTTAGTACTTGGCAATCAATTGTAAAACAACCAAAAGGTTGGTTCGACCAATTCAGAGTAGTATTGGGTGACGAGGCTCATACATTTCAGGCAAAATCTCTCACCACAATTATGGAAAAGTTAACTAATTGTGAGTATCGACATGGGTTTACCGGCACACTCAAAACGGCCGAAAGTAAAACTCACCAGATGGTATTAGAGGGTTGTTTTGGTGAGGTGAAAAGATATGTCGCCACTAAGGATCTCATGGCAGAAGGTACTGTCGCAGATTTCGAGGTCAAGGCACTCGTGTTATCTCACTCGAATGATGGTAGAAAACAATTCAAAGATGCTTTAAGAAAGATTAAGGATAACAGTCGAAAGTATCCGGCTGAAAGAGAGTTTATAGTTAACCATGAAAGACGTAACAATTTTATTAAGAATCTTGTACACAGTCTGGAAGGCCAGAATAATTTAATTCTCTTTGATCTGGTTGAAAAGCATGGTAAGATTCTTGAGCCTCTCTTAAGAAAGGAAGGCAGAGAATTGCATTTCATTTATGGTAAGACAAAAGGAGACGAACGTGAGAGAATTCGACATCTGGTTGAAAATGATCCTGATAAGAAACATGACATCTTGGCCTCTTATGGAGTATTTAGTACTGGGGTTAATCTGCGTAGGCTTGATAATGTAATCTTTGCGTCAAGCAGTAAATCAGAAATCAAGGTTCTACAAAGTATTGGTAGAACATTGCGAAAGGGTAATGGATCAGACAAGGCAACCTTGTATGATATCACCGACGATTTGAGTGTGGGTTCATTTGAGAATTACACGTTAAAGCATTTTAGACAGCGTATCGACATCTATTCCGCCGAACAATTCAAGTTCAAAATCTACACAATCGACATATAACACAATTAATGGTTGACTTTTAACCCGTAATGGTATAAAATGGCACTCTTAATTTAATATTTGTTTTGGAGGTTGTAATGGCTAAAAACTATGTGAATAATAAGAGTTTGCTCGAAGCTCTCATTAACTATGGAGACGCTTGTAAAGATGCTCAAGAATCGGGTGAACCCAATCCAAAAATTCCAGAATATATCGGCGAGTGTATTTTTCTTATTGCCACACGTTTGGCCACCAAACCAAACTTCTCTGGCTACTCATATAAGGACGATATGATTTCTGACGGAATTGAGAACTGTATTCAGTACATTCACAATTTCAACCCAGAAAAATCTCAGAACCCCTTCGCATATTTCACCCAGATAATTTGGTTCGCCTTTTTGAGACGTATTCAAAAAGAAAAGAAGCAAATGTATATTCGGTTTAAGTCTTCTCAGGCTATGATGACCGAGGCAGAGATTATGGATTCTAGTGATGTACAAGTTCAATTGAGTGACCCACCCGAATACATCGCAGAGTTTATCAAAGACTTCGAAGCCAAAATTAAAAAGTAAGCAGCTATGGAAAAGACAGTAAGTGCGTCTCGACACCTAGCAAAAACACTCACCTGGAGAATAGTAGCTACCACAGATACATTTCTCCTAGCATGGCTAATTACCGGTCAGTTGGAATGGGCTGGAATGATTGCAGGCTTTGAGGTGGCAACAAAAATGATATTATACTACGGACACGAAAGAGTCTGGTACAAATATATCAATTTCGGATTAAAGGATCGTAAATGAAAATTGCAATAGTCACAGACATTCACATTGGTGCCCGTGGTGATAGTAGAATCTTCGCTGATTTTCAACGTAAGTTCTTCTTAGAAGTTTTCTTTCCTTACCTAGATGAACATGGCATTACTACCGTATTCGATCTTGGTGATACGTTCGATCGTCGAAAATATGTAAATTATTTGAGTCTCAAACGAGGCAGAGAATTTCTATTCGATGAATTGGCGAAAAGGAATATTGACTTCCATGCGTTGATTGGTAACCACGATACTTATTATACAAACACGAATGATGTAAATTCAATGAAGCTCTTGCTCTCAGAATACCCATCGTTCAACCTCTATGAAGATAAGGCTCAACATCTTCAGTTAGGCTCTACCAAGTTTCTGATGTTACCTTGGATCAGCAAAGAAAATTCTGAATATAATTTCGATGTTATTGCAAATTCTGATGCAGATGTCGTAATGGCTCATTTAGAAATGAAGGGCTTTGAAATGATGAAAGGCTCGGTGTGTTCTCATGGTCTTGATGTCGGACTCTTTAAAGGCTTTGAAAATGTTTATTCTGGACACTTTCATCACCCATCCCGGTATCAGAACCTAGAATATCTGGGTGCTCCTTATGAAATGACCTGGTCTGATTATGGTGGAAGCAGAGGGTTCCATGTATTCGATACTGAGACTCGTGAAATGATGAAGGTTGAAAATCCAAATCGCATGTTCCATAAAATTGATTATGATGATGAAGACATGACGATTGAGGATATTGCTAGCCTTGATACATCGATGCTCAAGGATACATATATTAAGGTGATTATTAAGAACCGTACCAACGCGTATCTTTATGATCTCTTTATGAGTAAACTAAACGATGAAGGTGCAGCCGATGTTAAGGCTGTCGATGATGCTTTGAATTTGGAACATGTCGGAGTTGATGAAGTATTAGACGAGACGAAAGACACCAAAGAAATCCTGCATAACTACATCGATTCACTTGAAACCACAATTGATAAAGGCAAAATCAAAGGTACAGTTGATGACCTTTACATAGAGGCATTGAGTCTATAATATGAGAATAAACTTCAAGCGTGTAAGATACAAGAATATACTATCAACGGGTAACACATTCACAACAATTGAAATGTCCAACAGCCCAACTACTCTGATCAGTGGCACAAACGGCAGTGGTAAGTCTACTCTACTAGACGCAATTGTCTTTGGTCTTTACGGCAAGCCATTTCGAAAGATTAACAAACCTCAGCTCATTAATTCTATTAACCAGAAAGGTATGATAGTTGAGATTGAATTCACTGTCGGTGGCAATGAGTATTTCATACGCAGAGGGATCAAACCTGTCGTCTTTGAAATCACAAAGAATGGTGAGTTGATTGACCAAGATGCTGCAAAGAGAGATTACCAGACCTATCTCGAGCAGAACATTCTTGGCATTAATTACAAATCATTCAATCAAATTGTCGTGTTGGGTAGTGCCACATATGTACCTTTTATGGAATTGCCGGCACAACAACGACGTGATATCATTGAGGATCTACTCGATATTCAAGTCTTCAGTACCATGGGTCTTCTTGCAAAGGATAGACTCAACGAGAACAAGAACGCGATTAGTGAAAATGCCTATCAGGTTGATATCATCGAATCTAAGGTTTCATTGACCGAAGATAATAATGCCAAGATTCTTAAGATCCGAGAGACTGAGGTCGAAAAGATCCGTGAGAAGATGAAAGTCAATATCGCTGGTATTGAGGAAAGACAGGAGAATATCGACTCTATTCAGGAATCGATTGAGGCATTATATCTGACTATCGCTGATAAGAAAGATGTCAAGACTCGAATTGATAAGGCAAACTCTATCAAGCGAGACATGAAGTCTAGCCGAAAAACCTTTGAAAGAGAACTCAAATTCTACCACGATAATGACAACTGTCCGACATGTAAACAAGGCATTGATCACGACTTCAAAGAAAATATCGTGACCGAAAAGACCACTAGGCAAAAAGAGATCGACCAAGGACTCGAAGATATTTCCAAAAAGATTGAGTCTTACCAAGAGCGACTTGATGCTATCGATGTGGTAGAGGAAGAGATTCAGATGCAGAGTTTCGGGTCTTCTGAAATTAAAGCAGAAATTAAGAGCTTCAAAAATGCTCTTATGGGCTTTAAGAAAGAGCTTGAGGATGCAGAACGTGAGGTGGAAGAGGTTGATACATCGACACTGCGAGAGTTCAAAGAGAAACTTGATGTCTATCGACAAGATCGCAAAGAGCTACTTGAAGATCAGTCAACTCTCAGTGTCGTATCTACCATTCTCAAAGATGGTGGCATCAAGAGTCGAATCATCGCTCAATATATTCCAGTGATGAATAAACTCATCAACAAGTATCTGGCTGCGTTTGACCTCTTTGTTGATTTCCAGCTAGATGAAAACTTCAACGAGGTGATTAAATCTCGGTTCCGTGATACGTTCTCGTATGCCTCATTCTCTGAAGGCGAGAAACTTCGAATCACTCTATCGATTATGTTGGCATGGCGATCAGTGGCTAAATTGCGAAACTCAGTATCAACCAATCTTCTGATACTTGACGAAACCCTTGATGGTGCGCTTGATGGTGTGGGTATTGAAAACCTTATTGAAACACTACACACGCTAAATAATGATGACAACATCTTTGTAATATCACATCGTGGTGATCAGTTCGCAGAGAAATTTGCTTCTCATGTGAAATTCAAAAAGGTCAAGAACTTTAGTGAGATTGCTGCATGACAAGCATGGTTAAATCGCTCAGAAAAAAAGGCATGAGCTTCGAAGGTCTGAGTAATGACATTGAAGAAATCTATACGCTGTACGTTGAGTTTTTCTACAAAGAACTCTATAAGTGGTATTACACGGTTCAAGAAGGTGACGTGGTGGTAGACGTTGGGTCGTGCATCGGTATGTTTACATGTGAAGCCTTAGACCACGGAGCGAGTAAGGTATATGCTATTGAACCAAATGATACACTACTCCGCACCACAATGTATAATTCATTTTCCCACGTATGCAATAATGCAGAGTCTCCGGTAATACCAATCAATGCATTTATGGGCGAGAATAAGGAGATGGGGTTTGGTGAGTTTGACCCCGATCCTGTACCCACACTATCATTTAAAGATTTCATAAAATGGTATTATATTGAAAAAATAGATTACCTAAAAATTGATTGTGAAGGTGGCGAATATGATATTCTCACCGAGGAAAATTTACCTTGGATTAAAGAGAATGTGAAACACATCGCTGTAGAGGTTCATATGTTAGATGAAGATGGCCCTCGTAAACTCAAACATCTTCGCGAGACCTTCCTCCGTGCATTCGAACCCTGGCAGATAAGATTCTCAGGTGACGGCTTCACAAATAGATTGACAGACGAATTCATTGATAACTTCAAGGTCGGTGATTGGGGTGGCTGTTTTATGGTCTACGTCTGTAATGGCTCCAATGACCAACTAAGATATCGTCCGGTTGATTTTACCTATTGACATTTCACTTCGGTCATGTTATAATGGCATGATTCATTTGACTAAGGTACATTATGGCTTCCTTTTATACATCTGTCGAAAGATTCGGCAACAATATTCTATGGCGTGGTTACGAGAACGGTAAAAGATTCTCGTATCGTGTTCCATTTGCTCCCACATTCTATCTACACACACCTAAGAAAGGTGGTGAATTTCGGTCACTCATTGGCAACAAACAATTGCACGCACAGAAATTTGGTGATATGCGTGATGCCAAAGAGTTCGTAGAGACCTACAAAGATGTTGGCAATATGCAGATCTTTGGTACTACAAACTACACAACACAATTCATACAAGAACAGTACCCTGGTGAGATTGATTTCGATGTCAGTCAGCTCCACATTGTATCATTTGACATTGAGGTTGATATCAGTGATGGTTATCCTGATGTCGAAATTGCTGATAAAGAGATTACGTCAATTGCATTCCACAGTTCTCGCAGTGACAAATATACATTGCTCGGTCGCAAAGACTATGACAAATCTGCCACTATCTCCGGCATTGATCCCGACAATATCAATTTTATAAAATTCAATTCAGAGGTTGAGCTCCTTCAGTACTTCGTAAGATTATGGGCTTCTGACTATCCTGATATTGTCACCGGGTGGAACTGTGAATATTTCGATGTTCAGTATGTTGTTACTCGAATCATTTCTTTGCTTGGTGAAGAAACAGCCAAGAGATTGTCACCTTGGAAACATCTACAAAAGAAATCCAACGAAGTGTTTAACAAGGTTCAGTCTACCTATCGAATATCTGGCATGACTGTGATCGATTACATGGATGCGTTCAAGAAATTTGGTTACAAATATGGACCACAAGAATCCTACAAACTCGACCACATTGCATATTCTGTTCTCGGTAAACAGAAACTAGATTACTCTGCATACGGTAACCTGACCACACTCTACGAAGAGAATCCTCAGCTCTATCTTGACTATAATCTTGTCGATACACAACTGATTTCGGCTCTTGAAGAAGAAACCAACCTCTTGGCTCTGGTGATGGCTGTTGCGTATGGTGGTGGTGTTGATTATAAAGATGCATTTGGCACTGTGGGCATTTGGGAGGCTACAATCTATCGTCGATTATTGAAAGACAATATCGTCCCACCACTCAAGGGCGGACCAGGCCAACCACTTGAAGGTCTGGTTGGTGGTTATGTGAAAAATCCAGTACAAGGCATGCATCCTTGGGTCGTGTCATTTGATTTGAACTCTCTATATCCTCACCTCATGTTGCAATACAATATGTCGCCTGAGACGTGGGTCAGTGATCGTAGAGAATATGTCACACAAGACATGGTACTGAACGATGAATACGTCAACGATGACCCATCGGTCTCTGTTTGTGCGAATGGTGTTTGCTTTGATAATGAAACGGTCGGTATCATTCCCGGTATCATTGATGAATACTACAATAATCGTTCTCTAGTGAAGAAACAGATGCTTGCAGTCGAACAACAGCTTGAGGTTGAAACTGATCTAGCAATCAAACAGAAACTAAAACGTGAGGTCAGCCAATTACACAACTCACAGATGTCGATTAAGATTGCCATGAACAGCCTTTATGGTGCAACTGCCAACAAATATTTCTTATATTATATTTCAGAAATGGCAGAAGCGATCACTACATCTGGTCAGCTCAGTATTCGATATGCCCAGAAATCTGTGAACAAATACATGAACAAGATTCTTGGTACAGAAAACAAAGACTATATTATTTACATTGATACTGATTCAATCTATGTGGACTTTGGTGACCTGATACAAGCATCATTCGGCACAAAAGAGATTGATCGTAAGAAAGGCGAGGAGTTCTTAGACAAGGTCTGCTCCACAAAGATTGAGCAAATCATTGAAAATGGTTACCTAGAACTTCAGAACAAGATGGGTGCATATCGTAATGCAATGGTGATGAAACGTGAGAAGATTTCGGATCGTGCTATCTTTGTTGCCAAGAAACGATATATTCTGAATGTGCTCAACTCCGAAGGTGTCCACTATGAGAAACCCAAGATCAGTGTGACCGGTCTTGAATCAGTCCGATCCTCCACGCCTGAGATTTGCCGAGAGAAAATGAAACAGGCATTTGATGTGATTATGAATGGTACCGAGGCAGACACACAGATCTTCATCAAAGAATTTAGAGACGAATTCAAATCTGTGCCCATCGAAGATATTGCCAAGACTTCCGGTACTGATGATATTGAGAAATACAAGGATCGAGTTACTCTGTTCAAAAAGGGTTGCCCAATTCACGTACGTGGCTCAATACTATATAATGACTACCTAAAGAAGAAAGGACTCAACAAGAAATTCGTGTCAATCAACTCTGGTGATAAGGTCAAACTTGTCTATCTGAAAGTGCCCAATCCTCTTCAGCAGAATGTGATTAGTTTCCCTGGCGTATTGCCAAAGGAAATGGAGTTGACTAAATATATTGACTACGACACACAATTCAGTAAGGTATTCCTCACTCCGATTCAAGGTATCTTAGACGCCCTTGGTTGGTCTGCAGAGAAAATCGACACGATTGAAGATTTCTTTACCTAAAAAATTGTTTGACAACTGTAAAACTTTATGGTATAATATGCCCATTAGAAACAGAGGTACCTCAGCATGAGTACGCTAAAAAATTACACTAAGGACACTTCAGCCGAATATGATGATATGGTTGGCTATGTCGCAGATGAAAACATCACGGATACACTCTCACAATTTCTAGGTGAAGAGCAAGAAGAATATAGACCACCAGTCGCTCGAAAGAAGGTCGATTCTGAGTATCCAGAAGCCTGGCAGACACTGTATGTGAACTTTGAGACAGAACAAGACTATATTGATTTCATGTTGGCAATTGATGAGAAACCCATGCCTAAACTGAAAGATGTTGTCTACAAGGCAGGACGTGAAGACAATGGGATCTTGGATCTATTTTAACTATAAAAGGAACTTAAATGAAAGTATTGATATTCGGATTGCCCGGCTCTGGTAAAAGTTTTCTTGCCAATGAACTCGTGAAACTCTTGGGTGATAAGGTCGCCTGGTTCAACGCAGACAAGGTAAGAGAAGAAGCCAATGACTGGGACTTTTCTGATGAGGGGAGGCTCCGACAGAAAGATCGAATGAACTCTTTATGTGAAGATGCAATCAAAGAAGGCAAAATTGCCATCGCAGATTTTGTGTGCCCATTTGAAAAAGCCAGACTCGACTTCGGTGCAAATTATACCGTATGGGTGAATACAATTCAATCCGGTAGATTCGAAGATACGAATGCTGTGTTCGAAAGACCAATGGCTGCATCATTTGATTATATGGTAACTGACCAACGTGGTAATGAAGATGCTATTAATATCGCTTGGGATTTGAGTGATCGGTTTATTTGGGACAATAAGGCTCCCACCACTCAAATGCTCGGTAGATGGCAACCATGGCATAATGGTCACCAAGCGCTCTTTGATAGAGCAATTGCAAAACATGACCAGGTATATCTAATGATTCGTGATATGCCGGTCGATGACAGTAATCCATTTGACCAGACACAGGTCGTTAAAAACCTTAAACACAAATTGGCTAAATATTGTGGTAAGGTGAAGATAGGTGTTGTGCCTAATATTATGAACATCACTTATGGTAGGGGTGTTGGGTATAAGATTGAACAAGAAGTATTTGACGATGCTACCCATGATATTAGTGCAACAAAAATTCGTGCAAAAATGAGAGAAGAAGGTAAATTATAATGTATCAGCCAGTCGACACGGTAGAGGAATTGCAGAGTGAATGGAAAAATCAGTACGTACAATGGTATGCTGCTGGTATGCCTTCATTCAAGGCTCTGAAAAGAGACGTCTTTAAACAGATTGCTATCAAATTCAAGTCGCAAGAAGATCGACAACACTTCAGTGATCGACTGGATTATAATCTTACCAACAAAACCAATGTCGTGTATTATCCGGCTCGTGGTCGAGAGGTCAATATGGCTAATCGATATGTCGAGCAGGATACGAGCAACCATAACCGATACCCCATTTACATTATCAGTAAAGGTCGGTGGGCAACTAGACATACTGCCCGAACATTAGAAAAGATGGGTGTCCCTTACTACATCGCTGTCGAACCACAAGAATATGACAGATATGTCGAGGCGACTCCACCTGGGTTGGGTACTGTACTGAAACTGCCATTCTCTAACCACGGTAAAGGCTCAGGGCCTGCTCGTAATTGGTGTTGGGAACATTCTCAGGAAAATGGCCATGCACGACATTGGTTGATGGATGATAATATCGATGGGTTCATCCGACTACATAATAACAAGAGGTATCGAGTAGAGAAGGGTTCTGGCATTTTTCGTGCAACCGAAGATCTTGTCGACCGTTATGAAAATGTGGCTCTGGCTTCATTTCAATACAAATTCTTTGTCGTTGATCCTTGCCCATACCAGCCATTCATTTTGAACTCGAGAATGATGTCGTGTATTTTGATTGATAATAATTGTCCACACAAATGGAGAGGCAAGTTTAATGAGGACGTTGATCTCAGCATTCGTGTTCTCAAAGAAGGTTTGTGTACAATGCTCATATATGCATTCGTTCAAGGTAAACTGAGAACTGGTACTGTAAAGGGTGGAAACACGACTGAGGTATATGAAGATTATTCTGGTGAGGGTGAAAATGATCCAGCCTATAATAAGTCGAGAATGCTCAAAGAGATGCACCCAGATTGTGTGACACTTGTCGAAAGATACGGCCGGGTACACCATCACGTTGACCTTGATGCAATTAAGACTAAGGATGGGTTCCCCGCAAGACAAAATGCTTTGATATTAAAGAAAGATGTTCCGATTATTAATAAGGTTGATAACTACGGAATGAGCCTAATACGTAACTATGGTACGGATGAAGAGATCGTAGATCCGAACTTTGAACTTGATGAATTCCCGGCTGGGAGGCCTACAATACATGGATAATATATTGATTACTGGTGGTGCAGGATTTGTTGGTAGTCATCTAGCAGAAAGACTTGTCGCCGAAGGGTTTCATGTTATTTCGCTTGATAATTATTTTACTGGTTCGGAAGATAACCACGTCGATGGTGTGACCTATATCGATGCTTGTACTACTGAATTGACACCCGATATGTTTAATGATATCAGTAGGGTTTATCACCTGGGTGAATACTCTCGGGTTGAACAGTCGTTTATGGATATTGAATTGGTACACAAATACAACATTCAAGGCACGACTCGAGTCTTGGAATGTGTAAGAGACTGGGGCTGTAAACTCATTTATTCTGGTTCGTCGACAAAATTTGCAGATCGTGATGACAAAGATTATGTGATGAGTCCCTATGCCTGGTCGAAGGCCAAGAACACAGAATTGGTCAAAATGTATGCTGAGTGGTTTGGTATTGATTATGCAATTACTTACTTTTATAATGTATATGGACCTCGTGAGATTAAGACCGGTCGGTACTCTACCTTGATTGCAAAATATGCAGATCTCATGTCAACCTCTGGTGTGTTACCAGTCGTGAGCCCCGGTTCTCAGCAGAGAAATTTTACCCATGTGGATGATATTGTTGATGCTCTGTTGATGATTGGTGAACATGGTAGTGGTGATGAGTATGGTATTGGGCACCCTGAGAGATTCACTGTATTCGAGGTCGCTGAAATGTTCGGTGGTGAGATTGATATGCTTCCAGCAAGAAAGGGCAATCGAATGTCTGCTGACGTAATCACTGACAATACCAGAGCCCTTGGTTGGGAACCCAAACGAAATTTAAGAGAATATATCGCAAATAAGTGTTGACAAATTCATTTTCATTTGATATAATGTTATTTCAAATTGATTGAGATTTTTATTATGAATAAAGTTTGTATACCCGTATCCGAACTTCAGAAAACTGGATTCACCGGAGCCCACAAGTTAGAGTGTCAGGAATTCATCGATTCATCTGGTCGACACAAAAACAAAGAACTATTTGATACTACATATCTCACTGAGAAGTATGGTGTAGTCTTTGATAGGATCGAAACAATCTCGTTTGATGATATCGAACCAGAACGCCTTGCAGGCTCTCAAGACTTTCGTGCCCATGCCAATGAGGATCTCTCTGCCATTGCCGAAGATATTCAACGAGATGGTTTTGACCTCCACCTAATCCCACCTGCTGTATTCGAAGAGGGTGGCAAATACTATTACATCAATGGTCGTACACGCCGTGAGATCTTACTAGAGCGTCTTGGTCGACCCATTGAGAATTGTGTCTTTGCCATCTACCACATCATCGACAAAGACAAAGACTGGGGTATTTTTGGTGCTCCATTCAACAACGTTGGTCGACGAACTGCTGGTCTGAACAGTAAGGAGGACAACAAAAAGATTGTTTTAAATAATCTGCCTACAGTCTTCCGATATGCAAAACAGAACCTTGCAGAGTTTGGTAAGAACGCAGAACGAGATAAGAACAAGTACTCTGACATCATGGCTGGTGTGAAAAAGACTTGTAATGAACTCTTGCTCTGGAGTCCAATTCCAGCTGTACTTCGTGAAATCACCACAGCCATTTTTGAGAAGTGTGGTGTGCCATCAAATGTTATCTTTACCTCTGGTGAGGATGGTGTGGTGGATTATGTTCAAAATGAAATAGTTCTGAATGGATCGAATTATACGATTATGGCTAATACAATTGAATTGACTCAATTGATGAAAAAACTTTCACCCGAGGTTCTGGCCAAGCATGAAGGCAAGAAAATCGGTGTTGTCCTCTATCAAAAAGATTACACTACTCGGTACAATACCAAGTTACTCAATGCACTCACATACTGGAGACAGCTTGATGCATATAAGAAGGCTTGGAATGTGACGTTACCCGAGAATGTAGAAATTCTTGGTATCGTGCCTCAGATTCGTGAAGAGAATGAGGTCTTTCCAATGGATCAGCTCATCACACGTGAGAAGGCTGAACAATATCTTGACCTAATTGGTGTCTAAATGAACGAGATGTTTTGTACGACAAGTGTCTTTACAGAATCGGCTACACTGTCTGATTCAATTAAGGAGTCTGCGTTTGAATACTTTGATGAGCTAGAAGAGACAATTTTCTACTCTAAAAAGTTTTTTGAAGATATCGAAAAGAATGGATTGCCAGAGCCAGAGGTTGTGAACCTATTTGAAAAGATTACGAATCTCAGTCAGTCTTTGGTCTATTCATTCATACACAAGGATGATGGGATTGCCTATTTTGGTGAAACTGGTAATGGCAACCAACGTCTTCGTCAACACATGGCTCAAATTGAGACTGGTAAGGCATCGTCTGATTTCATCGAAGGGCTTCTGGCCTATGACGATGACCCAAACAATTGGCAGGCCTGGGTTTGGAGAACACCAAATAAACTTGCGGCCCAGGTATTAGAGAGAATGCTTATTAACTACATACCTACAATGTTCAATTCAGCCGAACATGGTGGAATATAAGTGTTGACATTTGTTGCCAGGTATGTTATAATGGCACATTCTTTAGGAGGATTTAAATTTGAAGCAATGCATTATTGATTTTGAAACTATGGGCATTGATACCAATAACTGTGTGGTTATTGATATGAGTGCTTTTGTGTTTGATTGGAACCGGTTCAGCTCATCCGAGCCCTATGGCTTTGCCGATGTTGCAAATGTGAGAAAGTTTAAGCTTGATGTCAAAGAGCAGGTTACTAAATACAATTTCACAATCGATCCTGATACTGTAAAATTTTGGGAAAAGCAACCTTCAGATGTTCGAAGGAATATTGCTCCTAAAAAGACTGATATTGGTCTTGAGCAATTCGCCGATGATTTTTTGGATTATCTGATACCGCACGGTAAGATTTCCAATTGGTGGTCACGTTCTAATACTTTTGATCCAATTATTCTATGGCGTTTGTTTGAAACTGTAGGTAAGAAACAACAGATTTTGGAATATTTGCCTCATTGGTCTCTGCGTGATACACGAAGTTGGATTGATGCTAAATTAGATTTTCCAAAGAAAAATGGGTTCTGCCCAATTGAAGATGAAGAGTTATGGGCCCAGAATTTCAAGCATCACGATAGTGCTTGGGATGTATTGGCTGATGTGATGAGATTACAACGAATTGACCGCGCTGAAAATCTCGACTAAATATTATGGAGAAGCATATGCACACAGATACAGGTATCGCAAAGTTTAACGGTACTACACACAGAGGAAATTTAAAAATGCCAAAATCTAAATTGGGCCTTGGTATTATAGGCAAAGGTTTTGTTGGTGGGGCAGTCTACGAAGGGTTCAATACCAAAGAGGTTCGTATTAACATCGTCGATCCGGTACACTCTAGCTTGACCTTAGATGATCTAGCCGATATCAATCCAGATGTGATGTTTATTTGTGTTCCCACACCGGTCGGTAGTGGTGGTGCTGTAGATGCTAGTTTGATTTCTACTACTCTGCAGAGACTCGATAAAAACCTATACGAAGGTGTTGTGGTAATCAAGAGTACTGTATCTGCTTCTGTGTTGAATAATTATGTTGAGACATATCCGGGCTTGAATATCGTCTACAATCCAGAATTCTTAACCGAGGCTAATGCCAATGATGATTTCATCAACCCACCCTTTCAAATTTTTGGTGGTGATTGGGATGAGTGTAGCAAGGTAGAAGAAATGTATGTTCGATATAGTAAGGTCAAGCCTGTACCTACATTTAAAATGGATATCAAGGCTGCAAGTTTTCTGAAATATACTGTCAACAGTTGGTTGGCGACAAAGGTTACATTCTTCAATGAACTGAGGCTTCTCTACGATACATACAATATGGAAACGCCATGGGAAGAGTTCGTCGGAGTATTGGCTCACGAACCACGAATCGGTGCATCACATATGAATGTACCCGGGCCAGATGGTCAATTTGGTTTCGGTGGAAATTGTTTCCCGAAAGATACACGGGCATTTGTAGAAGAATCCCGAAATTCTTCTATGCTGACCCTACTAAATGCAGCAATTCAACTTAACAATTCAATGAGACAAAACGTCCAACTAGAAGAGGTGAAAAGATAATTATGGATGCAATGGATGCGATTCTACTCGACGCGTTAGAGAGGCACTACGAAGGACAGATTGCCTATCATAGGGCAAACATTAATGTGTACCTTAAGAACTCTGTAGGTATTGGTGAACACCCAGACATAATGGAAGCATTATCTAGCTCTATGTCTAAACTGGCAGAAGCTGACGAAGGCCTAGAAACACTTCGCAAATACTTTCGATAATAAAGGCTATAAATTATGGAATTAAAAATCAGTACCGAAGATCTTAGACAATACAGTCTCTTCGTGGGTACTCCGATGTATGGTGGTAACTGTTCCGGTCTCTTTACTAAGTCGTGTACAGATCTTTCTTTGGTTTGTGGTGCTCATGGAATCCCGCTCAGGTTTTATTACCTATTCAATGAAAGTTTGGTTCAAAGGGCTCGTAATTATGTCGTCGATGAATTTCTTCGCTCTGATTGCACCCATCTATTATTCATTGATTCGGATATTGGTTTTCAGGCAAGAGATGTTCTCGCGATGCTAGGCATTCAAGGATCAGATCCCGAAAAATACAATATCGTGACCGGTCCATACCCCAAGAAAACCATTGCATGGGAAAAAGTCTCTAAGGCTGCAAAACAAGGATTTGGTGACGAAGATCCGTTTCAGTTAAATCAATTCACCTCAGACTTTGCAATTAATCCTGTAAAGGGTTCACAAAACATGAAATTGTCCGAACCCATTGAGGTCGCAGAGGCTGGAACTGGTTTCATGCTCATTCCACGAGAGGTGCTTGAAAAGTACCGAGACGCATACCCAGAACTATCTTATAGACCTGATCATGTTCGAACAGATAACTTTGATGGTACTCGTGATATCACAGCTTTCTTTGATTGTGTGATTGATCCAGATACCAGACGTTATCTTTCGGAAGACTATTTCTTTTGTAAAATGGCACGAAAGGCTGGTATCTCAGTTTGGATGTGCCCATGGATGCAACTGAATCATGTTGGCTCTTATATCTTCCAAGGTAATATGGCTGCAATTAGTCGCATTGGTGCATCAGCCACTGCAGACAAAAGCTCCAGTCGAAAGAATTACAAAAAGAAGAAAAAGGGTTGACATTTAACGTGTTCTGTTATATAATGACAACACAAAATTGAAAGAGGAAATCTTTGTTATGAAATTTAGTGAACGTACACTTACCATTCTTAAGAGTTTTGCAGGTATCAACAAGTCAATTCTTATGAAAGAAGGGTCTGTGCTTAAAACCATCACCCCCGAAAAAACCTTGATTGCCATCGCAAATATCCCCGATGAGATCCCCTCAGAGGCCTGTATTTACGATATGTCAAGATTTTTATCGATTTTAAGCCTTTATGAAGATCCCGATGTGGAGTTTCATGATAAATACTTTATTATCTCAGAGGGTCGTCGGCGTACGAAGTACATATATGCTGACATCTCTATGATTCACACTCCGCCTGAAAAAGAGATTTCGATCCCTACTGCAGACGTTGTTGTTGATGTAAAATGGGATGATCTACAGTCCGTACTGAAGGCAGCAGGTGTTCTTCAGTTTAGTGAGGTTGCATTTGTTGGCGATGGTGGCAAATGTTATCTCAAGGCAATCGACAGTACTACCGATAATGCTGACGACTATGATGTCGAGATTGGTGAGACTGACGATACGTTTAAGATTATTATTAAAACTGATAACCTTAAACTGCTACCTCAAGACTACCGGGTTACGCTTTGCAGCAAAGGTATCTCAGAGTTTAGAGGCAAGGATGTCACATATTTTGTGGCAATTGATTCTAAGTCGACTTATAACAAAGGATGAAACACATGAATGATCAACAACAGCAACAAGAACAGGTAACTATCCAATTGGGTGATATTGCTACACTGGTACAGGTTATCGATGTAGTATCTCAACGTGGTGGTTTCCAAGGCCAAGAACTGGCCGGTGTTGGAATGCTCCGTAACAAACTCGAGATGTTCGTACGTCAGAACAGCCCCGAGCAAGAAGGTGATGCGCAATCCGCAGGTGCCGCTCCAGTAGATGTGGACGTTCCACCCGAAGGTCCTCTCGCTGACAAACTGGTTGGATAACAATCGGTTTTGATAGGGGGACTTCGGTCCCTCTTTTCTTTTTTATTATGTTTTTATTTGATGAAGGTTTTATATTATGTCCGTTGATGCTAAATCAAACGAAGTGTTATGGGTTGAGAAATATCGACCCCAGGTAATTGATGATACCATCTTACCCGAAAAAATGAAACAGTCTTTTCGCAAATTTGTAAAAGACGAAAATGTCCCTAATCTTCTACTAACAGGTGGACCCGGTGTTGGAAAAACTACAATCGCCAAGGCTATGCTTGATGAGCTTGGTTGCGATTATGTCGTTAAAAATGGCTCACTCAACGTCAATATTGACACACTACGATACGAAATATCAACGTTTGCCTCCTCCGTTTCCCTCGCAGGTGGTCGGAAATATGTTATATTCGACGAGGCGGACTACCTCAACGCTTCATCTGTCCAACCCGCCCTCCGTAATTTTATAGAAGAATATTCTTCTAACTGTGGGTTTATCTTTACCTGCAATTTCAAAAATCGTATCATCTCTCCCCTCCGCTCTCGACTTTCTGAGATAGACTTCTCTATCGAACAATCTGAGCGTCCCCAACTCGCCATGCAATTCTTCAAAAGAGTCAATACCATTCTTCAACAAGAGAATGTTGACTTCGATAAGAATGTGGTTGCCAAGGTTATTGAAAAACACTTTCCTGATTTTCGACGTGTCTTGACTGAACTTCAATCATACGCTGCTTCTGGTAAGATCGACGAGGGTATCTTTGTCAATCTGAAACAAGAATCTATTGATGAACTCTTTGCTCTTTTGAAGGCAAAAGATTTTACCAATATGCGTAAATGGGTTGGTAATAACTCTGACCAAGACATGAATGAAATGTTTCGTCGAGTCTACGATGCAGCTACCGATCGTGTCGAATTCAGATCATTGCCCGGGTTTTGTGTGACACTTGCTGACTACATGTACAAGGCAAATTTTGTTGCTGACCTCGAGGTCAATATGGTCGCTTTCCTCACTGAGGTGATGATTGAGAGTGAATACAAATAATGCCACTGATTGACCCATACCACGTTTCAAAAGAAAAGGCTGCAGAACGCAAAGAGATTTGTAAATCTTGTGAATCTTATTTGAAATTGACGGATCAGTGCAAAGAGTGTTGGTGTTTTGTTACTCTTAAAACAAAATTCAAACCACACTTAGGTGGCAAATGCCCAAAAGGGAAATGGTAATGCTTAGAAAGAAAGTTGAATGTTTTAACTGTCACGAAATTGTAAAGGCTAAGACAGCCTTCACTATCAAATTAAATACCTTAGAAGGTGCCCACGAAGTTAAAATGTGTGAACCTTGTGCAATGCAGTTTGATGAGCTAATGAAAGAAATAGAAGAGATTAAAAATGACTCTGCCTTGTGAGGATATGAATCATGGCTAAAGATTACAACCCGTTTGATTTTATGAATGCAGCTTCTTTCTCTAAGGCCAATCTTATTGGCGATGATGAGAACCCAGAAATGACTGAGAAGCTATATGCTGCCTATATTGTGAATAGAGGCTTTGCTAATTTTGACGATACTATTCTACACGCGAATGAAATGAATATGAGACCAGATTTGTTTGCAGCCGCGCAGTTTGATTATTATCGTGGTGCTCTTCGTAAACGAAAGAGATTTTCCAAATGGCCAAAGGCCGATAAAAATGAGGATCTTGATGCTATTCAGACTGTATACCAATGCAACAGAACGATTGCTAAATTATATCTGAAAGCCTTATCGAAAGATGATCTAAAAACGCTACATGATCGCCTACAGGTGGGTGGAGTCGGTAAATGATAAATAGACAAAATGGGTTTATACCATTGACGACACTACTAACAATTATTATAAAGGTGACTTTTAATCATGGACAACGAGGATATTTTTAGAGGCGTGGGTATAGAAGTTCGACTACCGACTGAAGATAGCTTCCTTAAGATCAAAGAGACTCTTACCCGTATCGGGATCTCGTCTCGTAAAGAAAAGAAGCTGTACCAATCATGTCATATCTTACACAAGAAGGGTAGATACTCTATTCTGCACTTCAAAGAGTTGTTTATCTTAGACGGTAAGCATAATACATTCACAGAGGAAGATCAGGCGAGACGAAACACAATCGTTAATCTACTCGAAGAATGGGAACTACTTGAAATAGTAGACAAAGAAAAAACCAAAGAGCCAGTTGCTGGACTCAATCAGATTAAGATTATCTCTTATAAAGATAAAGGTGACTGGGAGCTTGCTGTAAAGTATAACATTGGCAAAAAGTGAGTTGATTATGAATGTATTTAAGGTGAATGAGCATGCTGAGATTCCGCAGTTTGCTACAAAAGGTTCGGCATGTTTTGATGTGAGGGCATGTCTACAAAATGGCCAGTATTTAAAATCTTACAACAACTGGAATAAAGAACAAAAGATTCTCGTGAAGGGAGTTGGTGGTGCATCGAATGCATTCCAGCTTCCACCGGGAGTACGATGCTTGGTACCTACCGGATTAATTTTTGACATTCCGTGGAAACACGTGTTGAAACTATACATTCGCTCAAGCGTTGCACTAAAGAAAGGTTTGATTCTTTCTAATGGCACAGGCATTATCGATTGTGATTATGTCAACGAGTGCTTTATGATGGTATCGAACGTGACTGATAGTTTGGTAACAATCGAACACGGTGAGAGATTAGCTCAAGCCATGCTCGAAGAAACCATTTCGTACGACATATCCCCAACAGAAAAACAACCAATACAAAAGACTGACCGTATAGGTGGCCTTGGAAGTACTGGCATTTAGTATAAATAAGTTTCGTAAGATGCCGATAGGGTCTTACTTAATCGATGGGTACAACCATCACTACAATTAAACTCTTGCTTATTATAAGGAGAAACTTATGACTGGTTTAAACATTAACCATTTGACCCCCTTCACTGTAGGTTTTGATAGAATGATTGATCGACTCGAAACGATGTCCGATCACATGAATCGAAATAATACAGGATTCCCGCCCTACAACATTCGTAGACAAGATGACGATTTCTTTATCGATCTGGCACTTGCTGGACTTGATAAGGATGACGTTGAGATAGAAGTAGCACATGGCAATCTAACTGTTCGTTCCACATGGGATGAGCAAGGTGATTACTTCAATGGTGGTGGAGATATGCTTCACCGTGGGATTTCTTTCCGAAAATTCACTCGTAACTTTTCTGTTGCAGAAGATATTGAGGTGAGAGATGCTCAATTTGTCAATGGTCTTTTAACAATTCACTTGGAACGTGTCATTCCAGATGAGAAAAAGCCCAAGAAGATCAAAATTAATGGTGACAAAACACTCTTAACTGAGTAGTATTTGCAATTTTATCATGGAGATATAATATGTTTTTAAGTGGACGACGTGTACCTTCTATCACATTTCAAACTCGTGTACGAGATGAATCTATCGGTGGTGATAACCCTTATCGCTGGTCGACGCTCTCAACAAACGACATTTGTAATGGAAAAAGAGTCGTGATCTTTTCTTTGCCGGGTGCTTTTACCCCTACGTGCTCTACCTTTCAGGTTCCAGGTTTTGAAGAAAACTATGATCTGATTCGTGAGCTTGGTGTTGACGAGGTCTATTGTGCTTCGGTTAACGACTCATTTGTAATGAATAAATGGGCAAAAGATCAAGGTGTTGAAAAGATAAAAATGATTCCTGACGGAACAGGAACATTTACTCGACAGATGGGTATGCTTGTCGACAAGTCAAATCTTGGATTTGGTATGAGATCGTGGCGATATGCCATGGTAGTGAAAGGCGGTGTAATTGAAAGGTTCTTTGAAGAGCCTGGTATGAGAGATAATGCGACTGATGATCCTTATGGAGAAACTGCTCCACAGGTGATTATTGACTATTTGAAATTATACAGCTATTAAGAAAATTGGCTAGTTTGGGGGAGCTTCGGCTCCCCTTTTTTTATCCACCCAATCCTGTACCCGAGCCACCTACAGGTCCTAGAAATGGCACACTTACAGTAGTTTGTGAGTTAGAACCACCATTATAGGTTGTCGTTGGACCTACCACATTATTAACTGTCTGCATCATTATGGGTGTCTGATTGGCCGTAGATGCCCCTGTGACACTACTGATTATATCATTAACGGATCGAGTAAGACCCAGATCCCTTGCCATCTGGTCTGCAACTCTTTTGCGTTCAGCGGGTGGAGTTTCAATACTACTTAATGTTCTTTGAATAGCTTCCGGATCTGCACCAGCTTCTATTGCTGTCTGGATTGTTTGATTTTGTTGCCCTTGTAGTCTCAAAATTTCATCTAGACGTTCTTTATCGAACTTAGCCTTTGCCCTCATATAGGCTTCATCACTCTCGTCTCTTCCTCTAGGATTCGGACTTACTCTTTTAGCTCTAAATTCTTTCTCTGTCAATTCATCAATTTCTGCCTGAATTTGTCTTGCAGATGTTTGGGCTGCCTCTGTTGCAGCTTTCTGAATTGCTGCCTTTTCTGCATCTACGATATCTCTCTGAGCCTGAATCGCATCATTTCCAAGTCCAATATTTTCAAGCTGGGCCTCGGTGAGATTCTTAGATAATTCTTCACGCTTTTTAGTCATCGCGATCAATTTATCTTCTGCATCTGTTTTGATGCGCTCTACTTCTTCAAGCGCGTCTTCCATTCTATTCGTGATAGCACCTTCATCATAAAGATCATCGCGTATAACGTCTACAATCTTTTCACCAATACCAATTGCTGCACCAATTCCTGCACCAACAAGAGCACCTTTTACTCCAAACATCGATCCGATCGTAGCATATTTTAATACTGTCCCACCAAAATCTATGGCATCGTACTTCTTATTTGCAATTTCAGTCGGTGTCATACCCATAATATTGCCACGAATATAATCACCAATTTTTGGCATTAGTGCAGATAGGGCATATGTAGCAAGGCCAGCTACTGTAAAACTCTTCAGGCCTGGCCTTTGAAATTTCATTTTCTTGTCTTTATCAGGACCATCTCCACCCGGAGCAACAGTACCAGGCGTTCCAGCTCTGGCCTTTCTTACCTCATTGACCAAATATCCTGCAGTTGCCGCTTCAATTAAAGATGGTCCTAATTTGGCTAAAGCACCAATACCAAGACCTGCAACTGCTGCAGCCCCCGCTGCCTTTGCCAGTGCCTCTAGGTTTTCTGGTTTTAATGCATTTTCTAATTGGGTAAGAATCAGTGGTGTCTTTTCTGCAATTAGATTCATCGACTCGGAAATCTTCTTCCAGCCAGTTTCTTTAATGGCAAGTACCATTCTATCCAAACCACCATCGGTTTTCGAATTCAGATATCCATATCCTATTGCGAGAGCACCGACAGCTAAAAGACCACCACCAAGTATTTTGAGACCACCAAGACCACTTAACTTCTTAAAGAGACCATCGCCTTTGGCCTTATCCTTTTCTGACGCCAAATCATTCTTAAGCTTCTGTGTCTCTACCTTATCGCGTAAGGCTTTTAATTCTGCAGATTCAGAATCTTGTTCCAAATCATCAAACGCTCGTTGTCGTGCAGCCTGTTCTCTTTCTCTCTCTGCAATATCTGCCTGAGCACCCATTGATGCTCTCATTGTCTCCGTTTGCGAAGTGATATTGTTTGAGATAGTATTAAAGATGCCTTCAAATTTTGACAATTCAACCTTCACAGATCGAATTGAATTTGAGCCGGTATTCCTTAAAAGTTTACCTTCTGCTTGGAGCCTTTCGACGATGGCTTGTGTTTCAGCCGATAATTCAGCCATTTAATTCGTTCTCCATAAAACAATTACTAGTCTTAGGGTAGTTATCACTGAGAAGTATGCTTTCAGCCCATTCTAGTTCTTGTATGAGTCTATTGTACCATTGAGAATCATAGTCATCATTATTAGGATTGTCTCGTTCAATTTTCAACATTGAAATACGCATCTTAAGGTACTCTTTCTTCGCGTTGGTCTTTTTCATCTTACGAGTTTCTCGTTCGAGCAGGGCCAACTTGGTACCGTGTGGATTTTCGAATTTCTGATCAAGTTTCATTAGGTCTCCTTCTGCTTCTCAATGTAGTTAATTAACATTTGAAAATATAAATCCCTTTCGTAAGGAATCATCCCTTCAATATCCGATATCGAATATTTATGATGCTGTGCCAAGGCGAACACCATTTGATAAAAATCGCCAAGACTAATATGGCACAGCATTAGGAAAAAAAACTGCGCATACCCTCCACAACGAATGTCTTTTCATTTCCTTCTTTGTTCTTATATTTCATCTCGTGACGTAATTTAGGCATCGTCTCAAAAAATAATTGAACACCCTTAATTACCTCACCTGGCATTTCTTCCATAAATGTATCAATTTCTTCTTGCGTATATTCACTAAAATCGTGAATCTCATCTTCTGAAGCAACCTTTTCCAAACAAGCAACCATGATATAATAATTCACAAGTGGGTCTTTTGGGTTTAACTTAATAATCTGTGCAAACTCATCAATGGTCGGATACTTTAAAAACAAAACATATTCATCATTGACCCTTACCTCATTCGTGTGGCGATCATCCTTTGTCACCTTTACTGCTGTAATGTCAAGATCTAATACTACCGTTTCTTCTGTATCGGGATCAGTGATTGTAAACGATACGTTATTATCTACTGACCTAGATCGTAATTGTAAAAGCACATATTCTAGGTCAAACATTGCCAGATTAGAAACGTCATATTCAATCAAGCAATTATTTACTATCTGTCTTGCTGCAAGCAATTCTTGTTCTGGATCTTCTGATTCTTGCGCAACCAGTAGAATCTTTTCTTCCTTAACCGTAAATGGTCTATATTTTATTTTCTTGCCAGTTGATGGCAACTCCATTTCAGAAATCGGTAAGTCGATTTTTGGCAAAGCCATAATATACTCCTAATAATTTAAATTCCTAGCGTATTGCTAATATTATCAAATGAATCTGTAACCCTTGTCACTCTGTTTACAGCATCTTGAATTGATGTTGGTTTTCCACCCCTAGTTGTTTGTCTTACGACATCTGCAAATCCTGCCACAGCACCAAGAATATCAAGTAGGCCAGTACCGCGATTTAAACGAGATGTGGGCGATCCAGACTTTTCACCAGAGTATTCGATTCTCTTATAATTGAACGAGACTGGTAGCGTGAGATAGCTGTCGTTGTTTTCCCACGATAGATCGAGGTCACCGACAATGGTTGGATAGCACTTATCTAAAATGACCTCATAATATTTGTTTGAAAAGCTTTCTGTACTGTAATGTCTGACAGTCACACGACAAGCATATTCATCACGATAGCCTATCTCAAAGGGTAATTTATTATCGATCTGAGCAAATGGTCCACCCTTTGTGCCATAGTTCATGACATTCTGTGCCCATTGGTGAAAGAATGACAATACCTGGTGATCTGAATCACACATAAAAATAGTCTCAAGTGGTCTTGCTGAGATGCCCGTTGGCATCGCTGTGGGCAATTGACCTACCTGGGCATTTTCTGCTGTGGCGAAAACGATACCGGGCATGTTTACTGTCTTACAAAAGAATGAAAATTCTCGAGTTCCAAAGGCTCTGTTTGTACCTATGGAACCATCCTTATATGGAGTGACTGTAACCTCAAAGAGGGAAGAACGAGCCGGCCCACCGAATCGATTCATTGCTGATTTGAATTGAGTAATGTCGAACGGCATTTTTATCCCCTGATAATTTTTCTTGAGTCGGCATAGACTTTCTGTTTCGATGCCCCGACAAATTTGGCCATTGGTAAGAATAAGGCAATGTCCCATTCGCTGGGACTAATATAAGCGAACCTAGATCGCATCTGAGAATTTAAATAGTGTTTGATACAAGGTTTAAATTCTTTAAATTTTGCCGCGCTGTTTAATAACTCGTATGATATTTGTAATCTTGTTGTTTCATCATACTTTTTATTTGTAAGTGTTCCGTACAACGCATCCATTAACCTTGCACGAAGTATTGGTGGTAGATAATGCACATTAATGCCCATAAAACCACCCTTTGCTTTATTTATTGGGAAAATGAGTGGGAATCTATCCCAGTAAGGTAGTTTATCTTTATGCTTGGCATCATATTCGAATAGGTACATATTGCCCATTCTTGGTGTACCAGTCATTGTGCTTTTTGATTGCTTAAGAACATTCTCACCGGTAACACCACTCTTAGCACCAGACTTGGCCATAGCCTTCGCCTGATTTCGGTACCACTCTCTTGCCTTGGCAGTACGAGCTGGTACATTACCTGCACGAATACCTTTTGCTAGAACCTGATCAAAAATCTGTGCCAATTTATACCCCTAATTCCTTTTCCGTCATGATGATAAAGTCCCAGCCTCTATCAGCACAATAATTTCTTGCGGCCTTCCATTTTGCATCATTGATGCCCCATGTCTTGACCTCGTTTAAATATCGTCGCGATACTCTACCAGTTTTTGTTGCGTTTTTCTTCCTTGGGTCTGGTGGAAGCGTTTGTTTATATGGCTTTATTTCAATCATCGTAGTTCCCTTAGAGCCATCTTTTCTTTTTGCATGTACAATCACATCTGGAAAGTATCTATGTATTCTACTATCGATTGGTGACCTATAAGGTACGATCACTTCTTCAGATTGCCACCAAATTACATCTGGATTGACATCTACGTGCCTAAAAAACTTAAATTCCCACAAAGATCTATAAATAATAGTGGTAGGATCTCCCTTGTACTTTTGTGGATTTTTAGGTCTAAATTTCCCACTATACGCCATTGTGTCTCTCTTCGCATTTTCATATAAATAAACTGATAGGTAGCTATTGTATTTATTCAAAACAGGTGGTTATAAATGGCCAAATTTAATCGTCCTCAGTTAGCAGAGAGGCAGAAGAAAAAGAACTCTTTGCTTTCCTTTCCGAGCACACCATATCCACACGGCATTTTACTCTTATTCAAAGAATACGATTATGCACAAACCACCGGGTCTGGGTCTTATTCCACGCTCACAAGTGGCATTTACCAAAGTTTAAAGCAAGATTCTGGACCTGACGTTGTCAATAATCAATCAGTTGAATTGCCTTTCCCCAAACAGTTATCAGATCAGAATGGTATCAAGGTAAATGGGTTTGAAAGAAGTTTTGCAGCAGAAAGACTTTCATCGTTTGCTTCTAGTGCATTAGGTGGTACAATTGCTGGTGCTGGTACTGCTGCGGCTGGTGCTGTTAAAGATGCGGCTAGTGCAGGTGGAAGCGTACTCAGTAAATTAAAGAATATTGGTGAAAATATAAACGCCAATCCCGACCAGGTCAAAAAAGACCTAATGAGTACATTGAATATGAGTGGCCAGAATGTCTCTCAAATTCTCTCATACCTGATGCAAAATTATTCGGGTGACATCGGTCGTGCAATGAGTGCAGCCGGTGGCGCGGCAATCAACCCAAATGAGACACTTGCATTTGAAGGTGTCGATTTAAAAAGCTATACAATGCAATGGGATCTATTTCCAGAAAATGAACAAGATTCTGAAGGCATTAAGAATATCATAACACTCATTCGACAGAATATATTGCCTTCGTATGGTAGTATTGATGGTCTCGGTGATGTGAATAGAGCTCTACTTAATTACCCATCGGTTGTTTTTATTGAACTTCTTGGTGTTGACCCTTCGCATTGGCAACGATTCAAGCCTTGCATGATTTCAAATCTAACTGTAGATTATGGCGGTGGTGGTCAAATGGCTGTTTTAAAGGGTGGTAAACCCGTAGCAGTCACACTCAGTATCACGTTTAATGAATTGAGTATTCACACTAAGGAAGATTACCCAGACACAGTACAAACAGAGCCACAGACCGAGGCAGAACCTTCAGGTGAGAACCAAGAGAACACAGGATAAGACATGACCAAATACTTTGCTCCATTTCCAACGATCAATTATCAAGGTAGATTGGTAAAAGATATCACGCGAAGAAATAATTTCATGCGAAGTATTTCTAATAACCCGTATCTTTTCTTGCCATACACCGTAAAAGAAGGTGAACGACCCGAAGACATTGCGTTGTTTTATTACGGTTCGACAGATTACGTTTGGTTGGTTTATCTCGCTAATAACATTCTTGACCCCTATCATGCTTGGCCGATGGACGAATTTACATTCAATAATTACATCATTGACAAATACGAAGAGAAATCGGGGTTGACTGGTGATGATGTCGTCGCATGGACACAGAGTGATAATGATGAAAATATCGTGTACTATGTACGGGAGGTCAACTAATGTTAGGATATAAGCAACTCATTGAAACACTCGATAACCCGTATCCTGCTGTGTTAAAGAAGGACGGGAAACAAGAGTATCGTTCCTCAGTTAAACTTGACGATGGTGGTCGATTGAATGTAAACATCAGCGGTGACGAACACATCGATGACTATGATTACATAGATTGGGAGATTAGTTTTGAACGTAATGGTGAACAATCTGTTACGGGTGAAGGTGA